CTAGGCTGCGGCCTTGCCATCACCACACCCGATGCCATCGGGTGTAATCAAGCCTCTATCGATGTTCATCTGATAGAACTCAAGCGCAGCCGCAGCAAGGCTTTCTTGCGGCAGACCGGCGGCGATCAGTCCCTGCAGAATCGCCGACAACGCCGGCACGTTCACCTTGGCCGGACCTGGCCGCAAATCCTTTATCAGCATCGGGCCGTCACCCGTCAGCAGCCAATTAGCGTTCGCTCCAGCCTTGACGTAGGCGGCCAGCGTCGTCGCCTTGGCCTCGTTGACGCCCCCTTCGTTGTTTTCGAGTGTCCTTACGGACAAACCACCGTTTTCAGTGGCGAGCGCGGGGCGGCTGAGCCCGAGCGATACGCGGACAGCCTCCATCCGCCGCCCGATTTCGGCGAATTCCGACGTTGACGCTTTCGGAGCCGAAGCGTCAACCAGAGGTGTCAACTGGTACCTGCCGTTGACACTTTCGCTAACCTTTGAATTGTCGGGTTTTTTTCTTCCTGCCACACCGCACCGATCAATTGAAAGTGTCAACCACCGAAAAGGTGCGTCAACACCGTTGACAACCACCGTTTCCGGTGGCGTAATGCCATCCATCGCACCGCAGCTTAGAGGCGCAAAAGATGGCAACGAAGCCCGCAAAAAAAGCCAGTCAAGAAGACTGGCATCCAGCCAAGGTCAAGATGGAACTGCACGTGCGCGGAATCACGCTTTCCGCGCTCGCCGAGCAGCATGGTCTGACCAGTAGCTCCACGCTCTCAGCGGCCCTGACCCGCAGCTATCCGGCCAACGAGAAACGGATCGCCGACGCCATCGGAGTACATCCGATGGAGATCTGGCCGAGCCGTTACAACGCCGATGGCAGCCGCAAGCCGCAGGGGTTCCGCGCCCTTCAGTTTAACGCGGCCACGTTGGCACGCAATGGCAACTTGCGGGCGGTGGCGTAGCCATCATGCGCCGTAAACCGGACCTTCTCACCCCGGACCTCTTTGAGGTTCCGGTACCAGCCTCGGCGCTTCCGGGAGAGCTTGATTACTCCCTCGCGATCCGTCGCCTGCTCGTCGATGCAATCAAGGAATCGGGAATCTCGTCGGCAATCATCGCCGCACGCATGGGCGAGCTGACCGGCGCGACGATCAGCGAGCACCAACTGCACAGCTGGACCGCCCCCTCGCGAGACGGCTGGCGCTTCCCGCTGGAATACCTACCGGCCTTCGAAGTCGCCTGCGACACCCACGCCGTATCGTCCTGGCTGTGCAAGGTGCGGGGCGGTCGCATGCTGATCGGACGCGACGCCTTCAATGCCGAAATCGGGCGACTGGAGCGCATGCGCGACGAAGCCGGCAAGCGCATCAAGGCGCTGAAAGCCGCGGCGGGAGAAATCAAATGAACGCGCCGCTGCCCTCCGCCATCACCTGCGCCACGCTGGCCGATATCGCCGCCGCGCTGCAGATCAGCAAACAGGGCGTGGCCGCCCGCGCCAACCGCGAATCGTGGGCTTTCGACGAACAGTCCGTCCGTGGCGGAAAGCAACGCCGCTACCCCCTCGCAACCCTGCCCAAAGACGTGCGCGACGCTGTTCAGTTGCAGGCGCTTCACGCTATGTCGGCGGCGCAGCAGCCGATCGCTTCGGCAGACGCCATCGAGCCGCTTGCTTACGCCTCTGCTCAATTCCACGCCGTTGCCAGAAAACTGGCGATCGCTCCCGCGTCGAACCAGACAGCCATCCAGTTGCGCGGGCCTGAAGACGAAGAACTCGACCGCGACCAGCGCGCCTGCGAACTGGCCCGCGATCGCATCCTCAACTTCGTCGCCGGGTTTCCCGGATCGACCGCCCGAGCGATCGATCACCTTAACGCCGAGCGCCATGCACAACGACTTCCAGCACCGCTGTCGTGGGCATTCGACCATGCGTGGGACAAACCTCGCGCCGATAACCGCCTTACACTCAAAACCTACTACAACTGGGCGAAGGTCAAGAAAACCCGAGGCCGCGCCGCCCCCGTTCGCCGTACCGCAGACCTGTCAGTCAAGCCTTGGCATGCGCTCGCAGTCACCTTGCGGCAACGCCCTCAAGGATCTTGCCTTAACTGGATCACCGATCAGGTCGCCGAGCAATGGCAGGCGGCGTGGGGTGAAAAGCCCGTCAGTTATCACGTCATCCGGCGCTTCTTCACCGAAAAGTTCTCGCAGATCGACCAGCTGAAAGGGCGGCACACCGGCTCGGCGCTGCGCGCTCACAAGCACTGGAAGCCGCGCACCTCTGCCGGGTTGCTGCCCTGGCAAGAAGTTCACGCCGACGGCTGGAATACCCACTTCACCGCGCCACACCCGATCACCGGCGAATACGTCACCTACGAAGTCTGGCACTTCCACGACGTGGCCACGCGCTACGTCCCGCCACCCGGCATTGGGCTAACCGAAACCTTTGAAGTCATCACCGCAGGACTTGAGCGCTGCGTGCGGGCCGGCGGCCTGCTCGCCGTCCTGCAAACAGACAGTACCAAGGTGGTCAAGCGCAGCCCGCGCTTCACGCAGGACGAGTTCATCGCGCTGTCCGAGCGCGCCGGAATGCTCGTCGTGCACCCGAAGGAAGTCGGCAACTCGCAAGCCAACGGCATCTGCGAGAACTTCAACACCTGGCTGGACAAAAAATCCCGCGCGCTTGCCACCTACCAGGGCAAGGGCATGGACAGCCTGACCCTGCGCCGCGTTAAGAAACTCACCGAAAAGATGGTCAAGGCCGCCAACGTCGGCGACCTTGCCGAGCGCGACCGTTACAAGGCCGAAGCCGAGCGCACCGGCAAGGGCATCGTTTTCACCTCGCGGCTTGAGGCCGAAAAATGGATCAACGACACCTGCGACGAGTGGAACGACAAGCCGCACCGCTCGTTGCCGAAAATCTGCGACCCGGCCACCGGAAAGAAACGCCACCAGACGCCGCGCGAGGCGCTCCAGCAGCACATTGACGCCGGCTGGAAGCCCGTCGCCATCGAAGAACACCACATCGTCGACCTGTTCCGGCCGCGTGTGCGCTGCAAGGTCGTGCGCGAAGCCGTCAGCCCGATCGGTAAAGGCCAGCGCTACCACTTCCCCGGCCTCGGCGCCTGGAACGGCGAAGAAGTCTCCGTTGCCATCGACCCGCAGGACTGGCGCGCCGTGTGGATCGAAACGCTACGCGGCGAATTCATCGGCGTCGCCGACCTGGTCGAAGCCAGCGGCTACCGCGCGCAAACACAGTACGAAATCGCCGAGGAAAAGCGCGCCGCGGCCCAGATGCGCCTGCTCAACAAGAAGATCGAGCGCGTGCAAGCCCGCACCGGCCTCACGCTCGCCGTGCCGGCCAGCACCGAAGTGGTCATCGGCGGCCGAATCATCGACCACGCCGAGCTGCAGGCGCTCCCGGCCGCAGCGCCCGCCGCCCCCACGCGCGAGCAGAAGCTCCATGCCCGCGCCACGGCGATCGCCCCCGCCGCGCCGACGCCGCGATCCGAGCGCCCCGCGTCCGAAAACTACGCCGAATGGTGCGCCCTCGACGCCCGCCTGCAGGCCGGCGACACCATCAGCGATGCCGATGCCCGCTGGCATCGCACCTACCCGCAGTCGGCTCAATACCGCGCCGAGTGCAAAAAGAAAGCCGCCGCGTGACGGCAATCACGCAGCGGCCTGATCAGCAACAACACTACTTAGGAGCCTCGAAGATGTCACAAATCGCCCGCATCCACAACCTCAGCCTGGTGCAGATCGCCACCGAGCGACTGCTCGGCCGCACCAGCGGCCTGCCCGGGATCGGCGCCCTCTACGGCCCCGCCGGCTACGGCAAAACCACCGCCGCGAACGCGATCGCCAACGAAAACCGCAGCTACTTCGTCCAGATGCGGTCGGCGTGGTCGCGGAAGACCCTGCTCGAAAAGATCCTGCTCGAAATGAGCATCCGGCCCGTCGGCACCATCTCGCAGATGCTCGACACCGTCTGCGCGCAGCTCGCCACCAGCAACCGCATGCTGATGATCGACGAGTTCGACCACTGCCTGCGCAGCGACAGCCTCGTCGAGCTGGTGCGCGACATCTACGAAGGATCGCAGGCCACCCTGCTGCTGCTCGGCGAAGAACTGCTGCCGCAGAAGCTCAAGAAGTGGGAGCGGTTCCACAGCCGCATCCTCAGCTGGATTCCCGCCCAACCGATCAGCCTCCGTGACGCGGAAGCACTGGCGCCGATCTACTGCCCCGGCGTGCATGTCGGCACCGATCTGCTCGAGCAGCTGGTGCGCGTCTCCGGCGGCAGCGTGCGCCGCGTGTCGGTGAACCTCGCCGACATCTACGACGCTGCCAGCGTCGAAGGCTGGGAATCGGTTACCCGCGCCCAGTGGAGCGACCGCCAGATATACACCGGCGAAGCACCGCGGAGGGCTGCGTGATGAACGAACAGAAGTGGGTAATGGTTCCCTCCGAGCCGACGCCGGAAATCATCGCTGGCGCCGCCATCGCCGCTTGGCCGAAAGCAAGCGCGGCCGATATTGCGATTGCGAAAAATGCGGCAAAAATCGTGTTGATGTCGATGGCGTCGCCAGTAGGCGTCACGCTGGATATGTTGGCAGCTACTCTGGCGACGATGGCGCCCGCCTACCGCGCCATGATCGCCGCCGCGCCGAAGCAGCCGGCGCAGAAGCCACCGAACGGCTTCGACGAATGGTTCAATTCCGTTGAGGCCGGAGACGGCGACATCCCGCTGCCGACACCTTCGGAGGGTAAGCGCTGGGATGAATACGTCGGGCGGCGGCAGACGGCGCTTGCCGCTTGGATTGCGGCAACGAGAGCAGAACAGGTTTCCCGTGCTGTCGATAAAGCATGGGACAGGTTTCAGTCGGCGGTAAAGCCGGTGGCGCAGGAGCCGTCCGCCCTCGCCGCAGTGGAGGCCCCCCATGCCCCTTAAGCCCGTCACCGAATACGTCGGCGGCGTCGGGCCGCGGCAGCGCGTCTGGGACGCCATCCGCCTGCTGGCGGCAACCGAGGGCGTCGTCTTCACCGAGCGCGACATCCTCTCCGCCGTGCCGCGCAAAGCCCTTGCCGACGTCGATCTGTCGGCCATCCGCGATTACCGGCGCGGGCTCGTCGCTGCCGGCATCCTCGTCGTGGCCGTCGAAGGCACCGCGCGCAACGCCGCCGCCTATCGGCTGGCAGTGGATAGCGGCATCGAGGCGCCGCGCGTCCGGCGTGACGGCACGCGAGTGACCACCGGGCTCGCGCAGGAGCAAATGTGGCGCACCCTGCGCATGCTGCCGACCGAGTTTAACGCCCGCGAACTCGCCTCCTACGCCAGCACGCCCGAGAACCCGGTCAGCGAGGTCGCCGCCGCCGACTACCTCGGCAACCTCAACCGCGCCGGCTACCTCATCGTCGTCAGCGTCGGCAAGGGCAACGCCTACAGCAGCCAGCGCGCACGCTACCGCCTCGATCCCCGGCGTAACAGCGGCCCCAAGCCGCCGATGGTCTGCCGCACGCACGTCGTCTATGACCCCAACCTCGGCCGCGTCGTCTGGCAGCCGCCGGTGAGCGAGGAGACCGCGATCTATGGCTAAGTCGCCCACCGTCGATCGCGCGCTCGCCGAGCGCCTGCTGATCGCCGCCGTCGCCGATGCCGGCCGCGCCGGCAAAGCCGCGGTGGCCGCACGCCTCGGCTACGGCCGCGCGCTGATCTCCCGCACGCTCAGCCCGAGCGACCCGCTCGGCATGAGCGACGCACTCGCCGAGCGCGTGATCGCTACCTACCACCGCATCGAGCACTGCCCCGGCACCGGCGACGAGCAACCCCGCGCCGAGTGCCTGCGCATCGCCGGCCTTGAGCGCGCGCCGATGCACAACCCGGCCGCCATGCGCGTCTGGAAAGCCTGCCAAACCTGCCCCAACAAGCCCGCACCTGCGGGCGGAAAGGAGTCGCAATGAACGTCATCGCCCTGCGCCGCACCCCTGTCGGCGTTAATCCTGTCCTCGCCCGGCAGCAGGCCAGCGAGCAGACCATCACCCTGCGCAACCTCGCGCGGCTGCAGACGCTCGTCGATGCCAGCGCCAGCCTGCTGCGCGATGGCTTTGAAGTACTCGACTTGATACCCGCCGCCCAAACCGCCCGGCCGACGCTGCTCATCCGCCCCAGCGCCCGGCTGGCGGCTATGGTCGAGCGCAACGAGGCCACCTACTACTCGGTCGGCAACCTGCCCGAACACGGCGGCGCGTACCGCGTCGGCCAGTTCGAGCGCTGCGGCGCGCGGGTGCTCTGGATTGAGCAGGGGGTGCAGTCATGAAACTGATCGGCGAAATCATCTCCTGGCGGAGCGTCGAAGACGCGCTGCCGGACGCTGACGAAAGCGTACTGATCGCCGGCGACTACGACGCCCCGGTGTGGATCGGATTCCTCGGCTATGAAATGGTCTGGTTTGACGCATCCACCGGCGAGGAAATCGACTCGCCACATCACTGGGCGCCGCTGCCCGATGGGCCGGGAGCGCCGCAATGAAGCCGTTCGCCGCCATCGCCCGCCTGCGTCTCGCCCTGCTCCTCTGGTATGCCCTGCCGGGCCACTACCCAACCATTCGCCGCGCCTGGGCCAGCGCGCGCCGGGAGGGCTGACCATGTCCAGTCTGCTCTCCCTGCAGCTCCAGTCTCTGCTCACCACCAAGACGCTCGACGAGCAAATCATCGACATCCTGCGCGACGCGAGCGAGCCGTACAGCGTGCGCGATATCGCTGTGCGGCTGACGCACGAAGTGCCGAACCTCTGCGACGAGATCCGGCGCTTGCTGCACGAGCGTCGCATTGAGCGGGCCGACGACAAGGATGCCCCGGCAGACATGCCGCGCAAGACCGTCGCCACCTACCTGCTGCCGGGTCGGGTGGTCGCCTTCGCGCCACGCGCGGCTGCCGCCGAAAAGCGCAGCGCTAAGCCGGCGCCTGCGCGCAAGACGGTGCCAGTCCCCACGGCTGACAGACCCGCGAAGCTACTGGGCCGGATTGTCGATGCTCTCGCCGCCGCTGGCCCTGGTGGTCTGACGACCAAGCAGCTGGGCGACGCCCTGCCCGAGTACTGCCGCTCGTCGCTCTACCCGATGATCACCGCCGCTTGCCGCGCTGGCCTTGCGCACCGGCCGCGCTATGGCTTGGTCGTTGCCGGGCCGGGCGCCGATGCGCCGTCGCAGCCGCGACCCGCAACGGTCGATAAGTTGAAAAAGCTGCTCTCGACCGTAGTGGATGCGCTCGAAGAAGCAAAGAACGGGCTGCTTTGGTATCAGGATCAATTCCCCGACGTTGTGAATGACTCAGACGCTGAGGCAATGGAGCGGATCGATTCCGCTCTTGAAGCCGGGCGCCGGGGGGGCTGACCATGCCGGAACTGCTCAACCGCACCAAGGGCAGCGTGCAGGATCTGGCCTTGTCGCTGGCCTGCGCACGCGACAGCGGCCGCCCCTATACGCTCGCCGACCTTGAAGCCTCGCTTGACGATGAGCGGCGCTCGGTCGGCGCGCGCAAGACGGTGATCGCGCTGCTGGAGCGCGAAATCAAGCGCCAGCGGAAGGCGGCAGCATGAGCGGCCTGCCTCTCGTCTCCTGCCCGTCCTGCGGCGCCCGCGCCTCGCTCGACGTGCTGATCGGCCACGCTGGCGCGCGCGATGCGCTGCTGGCGCTGGCGCGGCTGCACCCGGCCATGTCCTCGTTTGCGCTCGTCGCGCTGCGCTACATCGGCCTGTTTGCGCCAGGCAAGCGAGAGATGGGGCTGGACCGTGTAGCCACCATCCTCGCCGAGTTGGCCGACCTGATCGGCTCCGGCCGCGTCGAGCGCCACGGCCGCCAGTGGCCGGCGCCGCTCGACGCATGGCAGACCGGCATGGAGTCCATGCTCGCCAACCGCGAGCGCCTCACCCTGCCGCTGCGCTCGCACGGCTACCTGATGCAGATCGTCGTCAGCGCCGCCGAGCGCGCCGAGGGCGCGGCCGAGGCCAAGACCGAGCAGACGCGCGCCTACGCCTACACGCAGGACCGCACCAGCGCCCCGGCGCCGGTGCAGGTGGCCGTAGCGTTCGAGCAGCGCGAGAAAACCCCAATCCCTTCCGCCGTCGCCGAGCAGCTTGCCGCGCTCGGCATAGCGCGCAAACCAAGGAGCGACCATGCCGCCGATTAAACCCGCCTGCCTTGCCGCGCTGTCGCAGCACATCGGCGCCAGCAAAGGCATCACCGCCGCCGCGCTCGCCCGGCAGCTGCATGCCGGCCAGCGCGGCGTGCGCACCGCCATCACCGATCTGCGCATGGACGGCGTGGCCGTCTGCGGCCACCCGCGCAGCGGCTACTACATCGCCGAAAACGCGGCCGAGCTGGAAGAGACGTGCCGCTTTTTGGACAACCGCGCCCTGCACAGCCTGACGCTCGCTTCGCGCCTGCGCCGCGTTCCGCTGGCCGATCTGCTCGGCCAGCTCAAGCTGCGCACCTGACCCCTTTACCCACCTTCCCACCACCTTCCCACCACCAGGAGAAACCATGCCTCCCAAAGCAAAAACCCGCATCAAATCGGCCGCCGCGATTGTCGCGGTGCCGCAGAACCGCGAGCAGGCCGCCGAGGCCGTGCGCGAGATCGGCGAACGGCAGCGCGAGCTGACCCGGCTCACCGCTGACATGAACGACGAGCTGGCGCGCGTGAAAGAACGCTGGGAGGCCGCAGCCGAGCCGCACAACGCCCGCATCGCTGCCCTCACGCAGGGCGTGCAGACGTGGGCCGAGGCCAACCGCGATGCGCTCACGCAGGGGGGCAAGGTGAAGACCGCCGCACTCACCACCGGCGAAATCCTCTGGCGCCTGCGCCCGCCGAGCGTGCGCGTCACCGGCGCCGAGGCGGTGCTCGACATCCTGCGCCGCATGGGCCTGACGCGCTTCATCCGCAGCAAGGACGAAGTGAACAAGGACGCGATCCTCAACGAGCCGGAGGCCGTAGTGGCGGTGCCTGGCATCAGCATCCAGCAGGGCGAGGATTTCGTGGTCGTTCCGTTTGAGGCCGAACTGGCCGGGGAGGCAGCATGATCTGGTTCAAGAATCTCATCATTTTCCGCCTGCCGAGCAACTGGTGGGTGACTGCCGAACGTCTGTCGGAGCAGTTGGTGCAGCGCCCGCTCATTTCTTGCGCCGCGCTGGAGTCTGAGGCGCGGGGCTGGGTAGCGCCGCGTGAGGGCGGCGAATTGGTGCACGCGGTCAACGGCCAGTGGCTGCTTGCGCTCGGCATCGAGCAGAAGCTGCTGCCCGCTGCCGTCGTGGCCCGCGTTGCCAGGGACCGCGCTGAAGAAATCCGCGAGAACGAAGGACGCCGCGTCGGCCGCAAGGAAATGCGCGAGCTGAAGGAGCTCATCACCGAAGAGCTGCTGCCGCGCGCCTTCGTGCGCCGCCGCACCACCTTCGGCTGGATCGACCCGAAGAACGGCTGGCTGGTCGTTGATTCCGCCACGCCGGCCAAGGCCGAGGAATTCCTCGAAGCGCTGTACAAGACGCTCGAATCGCTGCCGGCCAAGCCGCTGCATCTGGCGCGCTCGCCGGTGGCGGCGATGACCGGCTGGGTCGCCGACAACGAAGCGCCGGCCGGATTCTCGATTGATCAGGATCTGGAACTGCGCTCGCCGGAAAAGGCGACCGTGCGCTACGCGAAACACAGCCTCGACGGCGAGGAAATCCGCGCCCACATCGCCGCCGGCAAGACGGTGACGCGCCTCGGCATGACCTGGAACGACCGCATTTCCTTCCAGTTCGGCGAGTCGGGCGCGATCAAGCGCGTCGCCTTCCTCGACATCCTCAAGGAAGAAAACGAGACCGACGTCAGCAACGAGGACGAGCGCTTTGACCTCGACTTCACGCTGATGGCCGGCGAACTGGCAAAGCTCTTTGCCGACCTGATCGACGTTGTCGGCGGCGAATCCCCTTAAACGCCGGCTCTCGCCTCAAGCCGCCCGCGTTAAGCGTCGGGCGGCTTCGGGAGAAAGCCGAAGCGATTTAACGGAGACGAACATGGCAATCAGCAAAGAACAGTGGGCCAAGATCGAAGAGCAACTCTCGTTGCCGTGGGGGCGTGTCGAGATCAAGTGCGATGGGTATGCCGTAACCGCTTGTGTCTCGCGCGACAGCAAAACGTCTATGAGGTACCACGTCGCGATCTACGTCGACGGCTACATGCGGGGCGAATGGTTCAAGGGTGAGGCCGAAGAAGCGAAGAAATTCTGCCGCCCGGTTTCGCGCCCGGTGCTGACCGGAAAACTGCGCCAGCTCTACGAGCGGCTCTCGAAGAGCCGCGCCCTTCCCGCCGCAGAGAGAAAGCGCAATGTCGAAGCGCTGAACCAGAAGCACACCTACTGGACCCCGACATTTCCGAACGGAAAAGCCTTCTGCCGGCACATCCGTAAAACCTGCACCGACATCGAACTGATGACGGCCGGGGCTGAGTGAAGTCGATATCAGGGAGTAGCGCCATGCCCAAAGCCATCTTTCCAGCCCCCCTCGCGGCCATGCTCGTCGCCAGCGCCGGCAAAAAGTACCGCCCGAGCAACGGCACCGAAGGCGAAATCTTCATTTCGCACTGGTGCTTTGCGTGCCAGCGCGACAAGGCGCTGCGCGAAGACCGAGACGTATTCGAGTGCGACGACAACGAGCGCTGCGACATCGTCGGCAACACGATGTGCTACGACGTCGAGGACGAAAAGTACCCGAAGGAATGGCGGATCGGCAACGACGGTCAGCCGTGCTGCACGGCGTTCGTTCCGGCCGGCGACCCCATCCCCACGCCGCGCTGCGAACGCACCCTCGACATGTTTGCGGAGGCGCCATGAAAGCCATTTCTATCCGCCAGCCGTGGGCATGGATGATCTTGAACGGCAAGGATGTCGAGAACCGCGACTGGGCGACGCGATTTCGAGGGCGTGTGTTGATCCATGCCAGTAAGGGCATGACGTACGAAGAGTGGCAAGACGCGTGGGAGTTCGCCCAAGGCAGCGGCCTATCGCCCAAGGCTGTCAATGCTGGACTGACGAGCAAGAACATCGCGCGCGGCGGCATCGTCGGCAGCGTTGAGATCGTCGATTGCGTTACCAAAAGCGACTCTCGGTGGTTCGTCGGTCGCTATGGCTTTCTCCTGCGCGATCCGGAGCCGCTTCCGTTCATCCCGTTTAAGGGCCAGCTTGGCTTCTTCGACGTGCCTGATCACCTATTGAAGGTGTCGCCATGAAAACCAGCCCCTACCACCGCAGTCAAGCCGTGCGCCGACAGCCCGAGCTGGCACAGATCCACATCGCCAAGAAAGACCTTGGCATGGCCGACGACACCTACCGCGCCATCCTGTGGTCGCTCGGCCGCGTGCGCTCGTCGGCCGACCTCGACCACGCCGGCCGCGCAGCGGTGCTCGCGCACTTTCGCGCCTGCGGCTGGAAGCCCAAGCCGCCCAAGGCCAAGCCCGCCGCGCAGCGCCACAAGGCGCCGGCGGCGACCAAGGAAGACATCAGCGCCAAGATTGCCGTGCAGCTGCGCGCGCTCGATGCCGACTGGCCCTACGCCTACGCTGTCGGCCGGCGGATTTTCCCGGCCATCGAGCGCTGGGAGTTTTTGAGCGCCGAGCAGCTCGGCAAGGTGTCATCGGCGTTGGAGCGGACCATCCGTTACCGTGCTGCGAATGGGGCGAAGCCATGACTGATCGTAAGCACGACAGCACGGCCAGCGGCGACGAGGATCTGCTCGACCTCTTGCCCGGAGAGCTGCGCGCGATCGCCGAGATTATCGGCATCCCGGCGGCGCTGCGCCTCGTCGAAGCGCGCGGTGGGCGGCGCATTTACTTCCCCGCCGGCGTCGATGCCGATCACCAGCTGGTCAAGCTGATCGGACAGGCGCCGGCCGAAGCGCTATGCCAGGCGTACGCTGGCGAGCGGTTGGAGATCCCGCGGGCGCTCGGTTACGTCCGCGCCGTGCGTAACGCCCACATCATGCAGAGCCGGGCGCAGGGCATCAGTCAGTCGGCGCTGGCTGGCGAGCACCAGCTCTCGGAGCGGCACATTCGCAACATCGAGCGCTGCGCCGGCGACGACGGTCAGATGGGATTGTTCTGACCGTCAGCTGGCGCTGCGGACCTGAGTCGCCGACCACACGAGTGCGCCGACCCAACCGAGCAGCGTCCAGCCCAAAAACAGGTTGAGGATGGCGATTGCGTTGCGCTGATGATGCCCTCTGCGGTAAGCGACGATCGCCGGTACGAAATAAACCAGAATCAACAGGGCAATGGTTGCCAGGCCCAAGACGCCGTATAGATCAATCACGATCTTCTCCTTGCCGATAGCATCACTCTGAGACCAAATTCTAGCGGCATTTGACACTGCAATGCCGTAGTCGTAGCTTAAAAAAGGACGGACGCATCGCAGGCGGAACCATTTCCGCCTTATCCCGCGGTGCCTCAGCCGCCACGATGGCGGCATGCGTCCAATCAATCTCATCGTCATCCACTGCGCTGCAACGCCAAACGGCGACAGCCTGTTCCGCGGCAGCCCAGGCACGCCGGGCCAGCGCACGCCCGTGCAGGCCATCGACGCCATGCACCAGGCGCGCGGCTTCCGCCGCTCGCCCAAGGTACGCCAGGCGTTCAACCCACAGCTGGCCGCCATCGGCTACCACTTCGTCCTCTACACCAACGGCGCCATCGTCACCGGCCGCGCCCCCGCCGAGATCGGCGCCCACGTACAGGGCCACAACGTCGACTCGCTCGGCATTTGCCTCGTCGGCACTGACAAGTTCTCGCCCGCGCAATGGGAGTCGCTTCGCGGCGTTGTCGACTCGCTCGCCAAGCTCTACCCGGCAGCCCGCATCGTCGGGCACCGCGATCTGTCGCCCGATACCGACGGCGACGGCAAGGTCGAGCCGAAGGAGTGGATCAAGGTTTGCCCCGGCTTCGACGTCGGCACCTGGCTCGCTGGCGGCATGGCGCCGCTGACTGATCACCTGCTGGAGACATCACGATGACACCGTTACTCGCCCTTGGCCTGACCTTGCTCTCCGTCGGCTGGCTGCTCGGCATGGCCTGGGCAACCCATGCCACCGCCTACTTTCAAATCACCGGCTGGCGCCGGCTGCTCTACATCGTCTTCTGGCCGGCCTTGGTCATCGACCTGCTGCAGGTGCCGTGATGGAGCCGCTGACCATTGCGCTGGGCCTCGCCCAGATTGCCCCGAGCCTGCTGCGCTACTTCGGCGTCGGCGAAAAGCCCGTCGCCATCGCCGAGCAGGCCATCGCCCTGGCCAAGACCGTCACCGGTGCTGCCAGCGGCGAGCAAGCGCTGGCCGCGCTGCAGGCCGACCCAAAGCTGGCGCAGGATTACCAGCTTGCCGTGATCAAGGCCGACGGCGAGCTTGAGACGGCGTACCTCGCCGACCGGCAAGACGCCCGCGACCGAGACGTGAAGCTGCGCCAGGCCGGCTACGCAAACAAGCGGGCCGATCTGATGGTGCTCTTCGACGTGATCGGGCTCGTCGCCTGCCTGGTGGTGCTGTCGCTCTTCCGCGCCGACATCCCCGGCGAGGTGGTCGGCCTGCTCTCGACCATTGCCGGCATCTTCGGCCTTTGCCTGCGCGACGCGCATCAATTCGAGTTCGGCAGCAGCCGTGGCAGCCGCGACAAGGATGTCTTGCTCTCGGGAGTCAAAAAGTGAAGGCGCGCTGGATCTGGCTGCTGCCCGCTGCCATCACGATTGCCCTGCTGGCGCGGGTCGGTCATATCGCCGCTGCGGGGGGCATCGCATCCGGTATCGGCGCAGCGCTCGCGTTAATCGACTGCGCCGTGCTCTCGGGCTTTGCATGGGCCTTAACGTGGCTGGCGCGCCTGATCTTCGCCAAGGAGTAAGTCTCTCACCGTCAATCATGCTGCGGCGGGTTGGCTATGTCTTTCGCAACGAGGCGTCAGGTCTGCAGCTGCTCGATGCAGAGGGGTCATTCAAGGCTTGGATGACCCCGTCGAGCAGTTGGACGGTGAAGCCCATCTACGAAATCGTGCAACTGGATCAGGAAAACCTAAGTGACATACAACCTCGACCAGGACATTGAGCGCGCAGTCGATCCCGTTGATCATGGCTGCGCCCGCGCCGACGAGTTCGTGTCGGACGCGATCGACGCCCAGATCCGCAAAGGCGGCTTGCGCGACAAGACGATCGACGACTCCGCGAAAGAGTGCGCGATCTGCGATGCCCCGATCCCCGACGCTCGTCGAGCCGCCTATCCCGGCGTGCAGACGTGCGTCGAATGCGCAAACGATCTTGAGCGCGAACTAGCGCATGCACGGAGACGGTGATGACTGTTCAGGTTGAGCTTTGGGGGCTGATCACCTTTCTGGTCATGCTGGCGATCACTTTCATGGGCTGCGTTTTCGGCTTTGCTCGCGTGCTGGGCGCGCAGATCGATCAGCGCCTCAGCGAGAAATTCAAGGCGCAGGAAGAGGCGCGCGAGGTGGGCAGTAAGGCGCTGCGCGAGCACATCGACCGTTACATCGCGCAGGCCGATCGCACTGCCGATCAGGTGGCGACGCTTGAGCGCGACTTTTTGCGCTGGCAGGCGGAGCTGCCGGTGAATTACGTGCGGCGGGAAGACTACGTGCGTGGGCAAAGCGTGATCGAGGCAAAGCTCGACGCGCTCTACAGCAAGCTGGAGGTGGTGCAAATGAGGGGAGTAAGCAATGGTTGATACCGCCAAAGTTCGGCGCGAGTCGATGCGCTGGAATCTGATCAACACGCTGGACAAGGCGAGGCCGCATACCAGCAGCGAAACCTTCCTGCTCGACGTGATGCGGGCAATCTATCCGGATGCGACCTTGCTGGAGGTCCGGCGCGAACTGGATTACCTGGCGGATCGGCGACTGGTCGATCTGAACAAGATGCCGTCGGGCGCGTGGTTTGCGGATCTGACGCGCTACGGCGTCGATATCGCCGAATACACGATCGACTGCGCGCCCGGCATCGCCCGTCCCGAGAAGTACTGGAGCGAGTGATGGCTCGGCGGTCGAACATTGACGGACTGCCGGAGGACGTTCGTCGGTGGCTTGAGCGTGCGCTCGCGGAAAGCAATTTCAGCGGCTACCAGGCGCTGGAAGAGATGATGCGGGAGCGCGGCTACAGCATCAGCAAGAGCGCGATCCATCGCTATGGCCAGAAGATCGAGCGGCGCTTCGCTGCCATCAAGGCCAGTACGGAGGCGGCGCGCTTCCTGACCGAGGGGGCGGCCGATGACCAGGACGCGCGCTCGGAAGCGGTGATCGCCCTGGTGCAGACCGAGCTCTTCGAGAGCATCGTGAATCTGCAGGAGGCCGATGAAGAGGGGGTGAAGCCGGAAGACCGGATCGGACTGCTGTCGAAAGCTGCAAAGAACATTGCCACCCTGGCGCGGGCGTCGGTCAATCAGAAGAAGTTTCGACTCGAGGTGCAGGAAGAAACGCGGCGGAAGCTGCTCGAAGAGCAGGCGAAGAAGCTCGATGCTCTGCAGAAGAAGGGGGGCGTGACGCCCGAAACACAAGCAGCAATCCGCGAAGCACTAGGAATCTCGTAATGGCCTTCAAAGGAAACGCCAAGTGCATTCCGCGTGACGTGGACGCGATCTTCTTGCCCTATCAGTCCCGCTGGATTACCGATGATTCGATCCTGAAGCTGATGGAGAAGGCTCGACAGATCGGTCTTTCCTGGTCGTCTGCCTACAAGTGCGACGAGCGCACGGCTGCTCAAGGTGCGCGCAATGACCAGTGGGTCAGCTCGCGAGACGATCTTCAGGCAAGGCTGTTTATCGAAGACTGCAAGATGTGGGCGAAGATCATGGACCTCGCGGCGAATGATCTCGGCGAAATCGTCATTGACCCGAAGGCGAAGCTGACTGCTTACGTGCTGGAGTTTGCCTCCGGCAAGCGAATCCACAGCATGAGTAGCAATCCGGATGCACAGGCCGGCAAACGCGGCGGGCGCGTACTCGACGAGTTCGCGCTGCATCCAGATCCGCGCAAGCTCTGGTCGATCGCCTATCCAGGCATCACTTGGGGCGGCAATCTCGAAGTCCTTTCCACTCATCGCGGCTCAAAGAACTTCTTCAACGCACTGATCCGCGAGATTCGAGAAAATGGGAATCCGAAGAAAATCAGCTTGCATCGCGTGACTCTGCAGGATGCCCTAGATCAGGGCTTTCTCTTCAAATTACAGCAGATGCTGCCCGCGGACGATCAGCGTCAGGCGATGGACGAAGCGATGTACTTCGATTTCGTGCGAAGTGGTTGCGCGGATGAGGAGTCGTTCCAGCAAGAGTACATGTGCAACCCCGCCGACGACGATACGGCCTTCCTCGAATACGACCTGATTGCTGCATGCGAGTACGCGACAAACGTCGATTGGAAAGTGCGCGACCCGCTGACGAAGGGGGGGCTTTACACCGGTATCGATATCGGTCGAAAGAAGGATTTGACGGTCGCCTGGCAAGTTGAGGATATCGGGGGCGTGCTGCATACGCGTCGTGTCGAGCGCCTGCAAAACATGCGCAAATCGGAACAGGAAAAGATCCTCTACCCGATGATTGCCGAAAGCGACCGCACTTGTATCGATGCGACCGGTCTGGGCATCGGCTGGTCTGACGATGCCCAGGACAAGTTCGGGACGTACCGGGTTGAGGCGGTGACATTTTCCATCAGGGTTAAGGAAGAACTGGCCTATCCGGTACGCAGCAAGATGGAGGACCGCAAGGTCCTCATTCCCTACGATCCGAAGATTCGCGCAGGCTTACGCTCCGTGACGAAGCAAACGACCAGCTCCGGCAATGTTCGCTTTACTGCGGAACGCACGCCTGACGGCCACGCCGATGAGTTCTGGGGGCTGGCGCTGGCAGTTCACGCTGCATCCAGTCCGCGGTCGCCGATCGAGTACACCGCAGTACCGGACAAAGCCCAGCGCGAGCGCGACGGCGCCGGCGACGATGATGACGATCGCGACGATGCGCCCGCCGGCAAGGGCGGCTGCTGGTAACCCGAGGAAAGCACAATGGCACAGATCGTCGACATCAATGGCAAGCCAATCACCAGCGAAGCACTGGCCGAGCCGCAGACCGCGCGCACCGGCCAGATCTATCGTGTCTTCGAAGAGCATCCGGCGCGCGGGCTCACGCCCGCCAGCCTGAACCGCATCCTCGCCGGCGCCGAGCAAGGAGACCTGATCGCCCAGCACGACCTCTTCCGCGACATGGAAGACCGCGACGGCCACATACTCACCGAGATGTTCAAGCGCAAGGCGGCGCTGCAGGGGCTGGACTGGGAGATCGTGCCGCCGCCCGACGCGACCGCCCAGGAAAAGGCCGATGCGGAGTGGCTGAAGGAAATTATCGGCAGTCTCGAACTTGAGGACATTATCCTCGACGCGATGGACGCCGTCGGACACGGGTTTTCCTGCCAGGAAATCACCTGGTCGCTAGTCGGCCGAGAGCGGCTACCGACGGGCTTCGAGCACCGCCCACAGTCATGGTTTCAGCTTGACCAGGCCACCCGGAGCCAGATCCGACTACGCGACAACACGGCCGACGGTGCCGAGCTCTGGCCGCTCGGATGGGTCGTTCACGTGCACAAGGCCAAGTCGGGCTACGTCGCGCGCGGCGGCATCCACCGCACGCTCGCTTGGCCGTACCTCTTCAAGAATTACGCGGTGCGCGACCTTGCCGAGTTTTTGGAGATCTACGGCCTGCCGCTGCGCCTGGGCACCTATCCCATCGGCGCCTCGCCGAAAGAAAAGGCCACCCTGCTGAATGCAGTGATGTCGATCGGCCATGCCGCCGCCGGTATCGTGCCCGAAGGCATGGCGATCGACTTCAAAGAGGCTGCCAAGGGGCAGAGCGATCCCTTCGAGGCCATGATTGGCTGGTGCGAGAACACCCAGTCGAAGATCATCCTCGGCCAGACGCTCTCCGCCGACGCCAAGCCCACTGGGCTGGGGTCGGGCGTCTCCAATCTGCACGGGGAAGTGCGGCACGACATACTTGCTGCAGATGCGAGGCAGGTCGCTCGCACGATCACGCGGCAGATTCTCTGGCCGGTCCTCTCCGTCAACCGGCCCGGCGCCGATCCGGCACGATGCCATCGCTTCCGCTTCGACCTCGGCGAAACCGAAGACCTCGCTGCCTACGCAGAGGCACTGCCAAAGCTGGCCAGCGCCGGCATGCAGATCGGTATCGACTTCGCCCACGAGAAGCTGCGCATCCCCAAAGCCAAGAAAGGCGAAGCCATCCTCGGCGCGTTAAAAGCGCCGGCGCCTGATGGGACTGTAACGCCGCCTGCCGGCCCTGCAGCGCTGAAGCGCGAGGCCGGCAGTATTTCCCAGCCGGACGCTATCGACGGCCTCGTGGGCGAAGCGCTCGACAGCTGGGAGCCCGATCTGACCGCGCTGCTCGCCCCCGTCCAGGCCGCCCTCGACAAGGCGGTCAAGGACGGCGAGACCGTTGCAGATTTTCAGCGCCGCTTGGCCGACCTGCTCCCGAAAATGGACGCTGCCGCGCTGGCAAACCATCTCTCGATGGCAGCGTTCCAGGCACGGCTGGCGGGTGTCGCCGGCATCGACGCCGACGGTCGCCGCGACGATCCTGCCCAGGGGGCGTGATGCCCGACTATGAGGTTACGGTCAGTTCACTTTTTCAGGTGAACGTGGCGAAGTCGATTCGCGACCGCCTTGGCCAATGGCTGCGTGACGTCGCAACGCGGATCGACGGCCGCCATTCTTTGGAGATATCGATCGTCACTGCGCCGCCGATATCTCACGAAGACGAGGTCGCGATCATCCATCACGGGCTCAAGGCAATGAGCTGGGCCGTGACTGATTCAGCGCAAAACGCAGCGACCGAATCGATCCTGCAGATCGTCAGCAAGGCAGGCGACTGATGCCACCGATGCCGCCTCCGTTGCCCGCCAACGTCCGCCTGCAGCTGCTGCCCGCGGCCGACGCGGTCGCGGCGTTCCAGGCGCGTGGCCTGCTGACGCAAACTTTCTCCTGGCAAGACCTGTTGAACGAGGAGCATGCCCGTCAGTTCACCGTCGCCAAGCTCTTTCGCGATGACCTGCTTGGCGAGATCTACCAGCAGCTCGGGCGCGCACTGACCGCCGGCGGCACGCTCCGTGACTTCCAGCAGGCGCTGATTCCCCAGCTCAAGAAAGCCGGTTGGTGGGGCAACGTCGAAGTCATCGACCCATCGACCGGCGAGATCGGCCGCACGCGCGTCAATCCCGCGCGCCTCGAGCTGATCTACGACGTGAACGTCCGCCAGGCGCACGCCGCCGGCCGCTGGGCAAGATCCGCGCGCGGGTCAATGCCCTACTTGATCTACCGCACTCGGCGCGATGAGCGCGTGCGCGCATCGCACCGGCGCTGGGACGCCATCGTGCTGCCCAAGGATCACCCGTGGTGGGACACGCACTATCCGCCCAATGGCTGGCGCTGCCGCTGCCTGGCATATCCGATCGACGATGCCGGCATCGCCGAGCTTGAAGCCGCCGGACTGAAGCTGCTGCGCGAGCCGCCCGACGACGGCCCGTCAATCCCGTTCACGAACAAGATCACCGGCGAGATCACGCAAGTGCCTTGGGGGATCGACCCCGGCTTCGCTTACAACCCCGGCAAGGGCTCGCAGCGCCGCCTGGGTGACCTGGTGCTTACCAAGAACGCGCAGCTGCCGCCGACGATCGCCGCGCGCGCCGTCGCTGACCATCTCGCCGATGCTGGCCTGCTGGCAGCTATCACCCGCGACTATCGCGCCTGGGCGGAAGGCATCAGCCGACCGGTCGGTGCCATGCGGCCAGTCGGCGCGCTCACGCCGGCGACGGTGGCGGCGCTGGAGGCGAACGACCTGGCGCCCGCCTCGGCAATGCTCGCCGTGGTCGACGCCGAAGTCATTGCTGCTCGCGCGGACAACGGCCAGCCCAGCGCATGGCTCGCCGATCTGCCCGCGCACCTGGCCGCGCCGCAGGCAGTCCTGCGCGATCACACCGGCTCCGTGCTCCTGGTCTTTACGATCCCTGGTCAGTCGGGCAAGTGGGTCATCCCCGTCGACCTGTCCGCTGCGGGCGCCACGACGGCGGCGCCCGCCTCATCCGTGCGTATTGCCGCCGGGCACCAGGTCGATGCGCGCAGCCTGGCCGGCTACGAGATCATGAGCGGGAAGCTCTGATGGCTGACGGCCTCACGGTTACCGTTGTCTCGGATCAGATCCGCGCCGGACTCGGTGAGCTGCAGGCGCGTTTCGGCGATCTGCAGCCGCTCTTTATCGAGATCGGCGAGCAGCTCGAATCGCGCGTGCAGACGCGCTTCGATACCAAGCGAGATCCGCTCGGCGCGCAATGGAAGCCCTGGGAAGAATCTACGCGTGACGCCTATGATCGAGCCGACACCGTCATCGGGCGTGGCGGAGAAGCCGAGATCAAGCGCAAGGGCACGCTGCTTGAGCGCTCCGGCCATATGCGTGACGGTTTGTCCTACGTCGCCAGCGCGATCGCACTCGAACTCGGTTTTGATCGCGAGTACGCGATCTATCACGAAACCGGCACAGAGAAGATGCATCGCCGAGGCTTGCTGCTCGGCGACGCCGAAGCCGGTACGCTTTCGGCCCCGGACGAAGACCTGGTAATGACCATCATCGGCCACTGGTTGAACGCCTGACCCACAAATTCGCAAATCGGCAGATTCCGCGCAGGAGGCGTTAAAAGCACTGCCGCTGATGCGACGATATGCGCAGCAGGGTGAAAATCGAAATTAACGCGCCATTAACGCGGTTTTCGGGGCGGTCTGAGTTGCTTCAGATCCGACCAAAGCAGTATTGTGTAAATAACACCCCTCAGATCGGGGCGGAAACCCTTCCGCCTTAACCGATCGCGCCCGTGCCGCAATCATGGCGGCATGGCACACAAAACCCCCCTTCGTCAGATCGCAATCGCCGCGCTCGCCGCCGAGCTGCCCGTCAGTGCCGGGCAGCCGCCGGCCGAGTTTCGCCTTTTCCCCGCCGGGCGCTTCCGCTCGGTCGATGGACGTCCGGAACGGCCGGCCAAGGGCTGGCTGATGGACGCCAGGGTTGCCGCCCGACTCATCGACGCGGCCAAGGCGCGCAAGTCCGACTACGTCATCGACTACGAACACCAGACGCTCCACGCCGCCAAGAACGGCCAGCCAGCGCCGGCGGCAGCCTGGTTCCACGATCTGGAGTGGCGCGAAGGCGACGGACTCTATTGCGTGACGCCCACGTGGACCGCCGCCGCGGCCGCGCATGTTGCCGCCCGCGAATACCGCTACGTCTCGCCGGTTTTCACCTGGGACAAGGATACCGGCGAGGTGCTCAAGCTGTTGCACGGCGCCTTGGTCAATGACCCTGGTATCGACGGCCTTACCGACTTTTCTGCGCTCAGGGCATTCGGCCCCGAGGGCTCAACTCATGGAGGAGATGACATGGATCTGCTTGAAAAGCTTCTGGGTGCGCTTGGCTTGCCGGCGGATGCGGACGCTGAAACCGGGCTCGCCACGGTGACGGCGCTCAAGGCCAAGGCCGGCAAGGCCGACGCGCTCACCACCGAAGTGGCCGCATTGAAGGCCAGCGCTCCCGACCCCGCGCGCTTCGTCTCGGTCGAGACGATGCGCGCGCTGCAGACCGAGGTCGCTGCGCTCAAGACCCAGCTGCAGGGTGGCGAAGTCGACGGCCTGGTGAAGACTGCGCTGGCTGAAAGCCGGCTCCTGCCGGCGCAGGAGACGTGGGCGCGCGAGCTCGGCGGCAAGGACGTTGCCGCGCTCAAGAGTTACCTGGGCACGGTAACGCCGAATCCGGCGCTCGCCGGCAAGACTCAGACCGAAGGCAAGGGGGCCGGCAGTCGTGACGAAGCTACGACCCTCAGCGTGGTCGAGCTGGCCGTCTGCAAGGCCACGGGCACCAGCGCCGAGGACTTCCTCAAGACCAAGCAGGCCACCGCGGCCTGAACGCTAGGAGACCACGATGAGCGCGCTCACCGCTGACCGCAACACCCCATCTCGCGACAACGTCGATTTCGAGTTTCCCGTTGCCGCATCCACCAAGATCTACGCCGGCGGTCTGACCTGCCTCAACGCTGCAGGCACGGCAACGAAGGGCGCCGTATCCACGACGCTCAAGACTGTCGGCGTCGCCCAGGCGACCGTCGACAACTCGGCCGGTGCGGCCGGAGACAAGCGCGTGAAGGTGCGCCGCGGCTGCTTCAAGTTCGGCAACTCCGCGAGCACCGATCTGATCACACTCGCGAACGTCGGCGCCTCGGCCTACATCGTCGATGACCAGACGGTGGCGCTTACCAGCGGATCGAGCACGCGCTCGATCGCCGGAACGATCCGCGACGTCGAGTCCGACGGCGTCTGGATCGAGATCTGACCGACATTCACAGGAGACACACTCATGAAAAGCTCTCTCAAGATTTCCCGCCTGGCCGCGCTCGCCTGGGCTGCGGTCGCCGTTGTCGCGGTTGCAGCCATTGCCGGCGTCACGCCGATCCCGCTGCATGCCGACGACGCCCTGTTCTTCGCCGGTGCCGGTCTCATCGTTAACCGTGAGTCGCTCAACGCCATCTACAACGGCTTCAAGACCGCGTACGCCAATGCCTTCTCCGGTGTTGAGCCGAGCTGGAAGCGCGTGGCCACGCTGGTGCCCTCGACCACCAAGGTCGAAAACTACGGCTGGCTGGCCGAGTTTCCGCGGCTGCGCGAGTGGATCGGCGATCGCCAGATCAAATCGATCGCGGCCAGCGGCTACCAGGTGACGAACAAGAAGTTCGAATCCTCGATCGGCGTGTCGCGCGATGACATCGACGACGACACCTACGGCGTGCTCACGCCTTTGTTCGCCGAGATGGGCTATGCCGCCGCCACTCACCCGGACGAACTGGTGTTCGCGCTGCTCGCTGCCGGCTTCACGACGACGTGCTTTGACGGGCAGTACTTCTTCGATACCGACCACCCGGTCGGATCAGGCACCGTCAGCAATCACGGTGGCGGTGCGAGTACGCCCTGGTTCCTGCTCGATACGAGCCGTCCGCTCAAGCCGCTGATCTTCCAGAAACGCCGCGACTACGCCCTCAAGGCGATGACGGATGCCAACGACGAGTCGGTGTTCATGCGCGACGAGTACCGCTATGGCGTCGATGCGCGCGGCAATGTCGGCTACGGCTTCTGGCAGATGGCGTTCGGCAGCAAGCAGACGCTCGATGCAACCTCGTACGGCGCGGCGCGCGTTGCGATGTCCAGTTTCAAGAGCGACGAAGGTCGCCCGCTGGGTATTGCGCCGAACCTGCTCGTTGTGCCGCCGGCGCTCGAAGCCGCAGCGCTGCAGGTTGTCACGGCCGAGAAGCTCGCCAACGGCGCTGACAACATCTACCGCAACACCGCCAAGGTGCTGGTCGTTCCCTGGTTGGCATAACGAACACCTGCCGCCGTGGGCGTTGAGGCGAACCTGGTCGAGGGCGTTTTGCGGTGTTCCCCCTCGATCGGCTAAGCGGAGCCTAGCGTTAAACCGCATGTCCCCCGGCCGCGTTGGCGGCCGGGGTTTGAAAGAGGAGAACGAATATGGCACCGCCCAAGAAACGCGCTGCAGCCTCCGCCCCGGCCGAAGCGCCGGCCGCTGCAGCCACCGCCTCCGCTGCCGAAGCACCGGCCGCTGCAGCCACCGCCCCCGCTGCCGAAGCACCGGCCGCTGCAGCCACCGCCCCCGCTGCCGAAGCGCCGGCCGCTGCAGCCACCGCCCCCGCTGCCGAAGCGCCGGCCGCTGCAGCCACTGCCCCCGCTGCCGAAGCGCCGGCCGCTGCAGCCACCGCCCCCGCTGCCGAAGCACCGGCCGCTGTAGCCACCGCCCCCGCTGCCGAAGCACCGGCCGCTGTAGCGGCGCCAGCCGGCGAGCCGGTCAACACCCACCGCATCGCCGGGCTTGGCGAGAAGGGCTTCTACCGTGCCGGCCGTCACTGGCCACGCGAAGGTGTGGATGTCAGGCAGCACGATTTCACCGACGAGCAGTGGATCGCGCTCGCGACCGAGCCGCGCCTGGTTGTCTCGGCGCTCTAACAGAATCCGGAGACGGGCATGAGCAAAGGCAGTTACGACGAGTCACAACAGGCAGCGACCGCACCGCTGCGCGTGCTGCTCGACAAATCCGGCACGGCGATCGGCCTGCTCGGCCCCGACGGTACTAAAGAGTCCGGTGACGCCGTGCTCGATGCCCTGGGTTTTGTGCGTGCGAAGAAGGCTCTCACCGGGGTGATTGAATTTTCCCCGATCAACAACACCGAACTCGACCCGACGATCCGCGCCATGAACGGCAAGATCACTTCGGTTCTCGGCGTCAAGATTCTCGATTTCGGCGCAACCGACTTTCTGCCCACTGGTGCGGCGTTTTCCGGCAGCGGCACGTACGGCAACCTTGGCCGCCTTGCTGTGCAGTCGACTGGTGAAGTTCGCCACAATCCTGCGGGCTGGACTGACGGCAGCGCGTGCCTTGAATTCACGCCGAACAGCGACTCCGGGGAGTTGCGGCTGTACTTCGACGGAACCACTGGTTTCTCTCCGCTCGATTTTTACGACGAAAACGGCATCGCGCTGCATTACATCATTCCGGACGGCGACCCTGCGAAGGCTAACTTCTCTCTCGGAATGGAGTACGCGAACGACGCTGTTAGCACCGGTCCGGCCAATAAAGCCTTCTTTTCTTTTTTCCGAAACGACTCGGTACGCTCTCCGCAAGACAAGGAATTCGGCGGGGAAAAATACACGCGATTCCGCTTTGATTCCCTCGCCACCGACACAAAGGCAGGGCCGTGGCCCGGCTACGCTCTTACACCGGCTAGCGCAGGAACAGGCGCCGACTGGACGAAGCCGGTAAATTTCATTCGCGTCATGGTCAGCAAGTTTTCCGGCAAAACGATCAAGCTCAAGTCTCTGCGTCGCGGCGGCTGGAGTACGCCGTGCATCGTGCTCGGGACTGATAACGCGGTGCCTGACCCCCTTTCCGCTCTTGTCGCTCCGTTGTGCGCAAAGAACAAGGTAGCCGCCTACGCAAACCAGTATTGGCAGGAACTGGATTTCGACCCACGGGCAAAGGATCGCTACCACCGGCTCTACGCCGCAGGATGGGAACTCGCCGGAAACGACGTTGTTGACCGCCCGCTCGGCATTGACGTTCTCGACCCAGTGACGATGCGCGCCGCGATCACCACGACGCGAGATAGAAACCTTGCTGCGGGCTGGCTGCGAGGCTTGCGCGTCTGGATTGCAAACAACAATTCGACCAGCCAGTTGATGATCTCCGAATTGCGGGCGGCCGGATATGTTGCAAACCGGAATGGCGGGGCAGAGGGCCGTTATTGCTTCCCGGAGGGCGGCGTCCCTGATCGCTACCGCATCCCCGGCGCGAGCATTGACGGCGGAACGCTGACCACGATTCAGCCGCTGATCGACCGCTGCATCGAGTACGGCGCAACGATGTGGATGTACTACCACAACGTCTGGGCAAAAAGCCTTGTCGACCACGACCGGACGAACAATGCGACCGGAACGGCAGGCGCTCCGATTGCCGTCAGCGCGGGAGAGACGACAGCGCAATACCGTGCCCGCGCGCTCGCTCTCGGTACGGCAGTCGGCAATGCGACGGTGGCATACATGGACGCGAGGATCGGGGCGGCAGCAGGGCTGGCGATCTGGTTCGAGGATCTGGCCGACATCATCAACTACATCGGCACGAAGCAGCAGGCCGGCGCTCTGGTGACTTTGCGCCCGTCTGACTGGTGCGCCGACGTTGGTCTGCTGTGATTCTCTAATCCCCTCTGCACACACGTCATGCGCCCCTTCGTCATCCTCGCCGAAACCGTGATCTTGCTGCTCGCGTTGGTCGCTGTCGTCTATTGGCTTGGCGAGGATCTGATCAAGCGGCGGCCGCTTGGGACGATGGAGATCTGAGATGACCTACGCCACCCAACAAGATCTGCTTGACGCCTTCGGCGCCAGCGAGTTGCTCAACCAGACCGATATCGACCCGACGCCGACTGGCGCGATCGTCACGGCGCGTGTCGATCGGGCGATTGCTGCCGCAGCTGGGGAGGTCGAGGGTTACCTGGCTGCACGCTATCAGGTGCCTCTCGCATCCGTGCCGGCCAACGTCAAGCAGGCCGTCTGCGACATCGCTCGTTACCGGCTGTACCGCGACAACGCGCCGGAGCTGGTGGTCGAGAACTACAAGGCGGCGATTCGGCTGTGCCGGGACATTTCGACAGGTGCCGTTCGCTTGCCGCTGCCGACCGGCAACGAGCCGGAGCGCACGGAGTCGCTGGTGGACTTCGCTGGCGGTCAGCACGTTTTTGCGCGCGAGTCTCTCAGGGGCTGCGAATGATCGCCGACTTTCTGGCCGACGAAGAGGCGATCGTCGAGCGCCTGAAAGCTGCCGTACCGGCGCTGCGGCACGTCGAAGAGAGGGTCGACACCGAATCCGCTGCCGGACAGGACAGTCCGTCGCCGGCTGCGTTCGTCGAGTACATCGGCAGCCGCCTTCCCCAGGGCGACGGCGCTCAGGCGGGAGACGGTCTGCTGCAAGAGATTCAGCTCGGCTTCATGGTGACGCTTGTCGTGCGTCGCGCCGGCAGCGATGGACGCCGGCTGCGTCGCGAGGCCGGCCCGCTCATCTCGGAGATTTTTCAAGCATTGGCGGGATGGCTTCCCGACCAGGAGGGCCGGCCGCTGTCGTGTGCGGCGATCAACCGCCCGGCCTACAAACAGAATTACGCCTATTTCCCCCTCGTTTTCCAACGTCCATTGATCGGAGTTGCGCAATGAACACCAAGACCGCTATCGCAGCCGCAGAGGCTGTTCCCGAAGGTTTCAAGAAGATCGTGCTGACGCTGCCGCATACCGATAGCGGCACCGAACATCCGGTCGGCGCCGAGCTGACGCTGCCGGCTCCGGTCGCAGACTGGCTCGTGTCGATCCAGAGTGCCGATGTCAAGTAACGCAACGCAACCAGGAGAACGCACATGAGTACTCTTTACTATTCCGGCGCTGGCTACATCTGGATCGGCCAGCGTGGCCCGGACGGCAAGCCGTTGTGGCTGATGGACATCGGCGACACCGGCGAATACAAGGTGTCGCTCAACGTCGATACCGAAGAGGTGCAGGAAGATCAGACCGGTGATCGTTTGACCGCGGTTCGGCTGCAGACCGCAAAGAAGGCCGGCCTGTCGATGCAGGCGAAGAACTGGTCCAAGGACAACCTGGCGATGGTCACCTACGGCACAGTTCTTTCTCAAGGTACCGGCACCGTCAGCGGAGAAACGCTGCCGAATCCGTCCGCGGTGGGTGCGTTGGCGCTGCTCGCCAAGCAGAACGTCTCGTCGGTGATCGTCGTCGACTCGACCGGCACGCCGAAGACCCTGCCCGCCGGCCAGTACACGGTCAATGGCCCCGGCGGTTCCATCCAGCTCAAGGACAAGACGGCCGGCGGTCCCTACGTTGAGCCGTTCAAGGCGTCGTATTCCTACGCCGACGCTTCGGTCATCCCCATGTTTTCCGGCGAGGCAAAGGAGTACTGGGTTCGCTTCGAAGGCCGCAACACAGTGCCTGGCGGCGGCCGCATGATCGTGGATCTTTATCGCGTGGTGCTCGACCCCGCAGCGACGCTCGATTTCATCACGCGCCAGGTGGCCAACTTCCCGATCGCCGGTTCCGTACTTCGCGACGATACCAAGGTCGGTGATGCCGTGCTCGGCCAGTTCGGCCGGATCATTCAGGTCGCGGCTTGATCATGGAAGATCTCGAGGCACTGATCCCGGCGCCGCGCGTCGTCACGACGGCGCTGGGTGATATCTCCGTGCTGCCGATCGTGACGGCGCAGATCCCGCCTTTCCTGCGCCACGCCCGGCCCCTGCTTGACCAGCTTGATTCGCTGCTGATCGTCGTCGGCGCCGATGCTGGGGAGGCGGTCATCGCGCCCCCGCCGGACTGGATGTCGCTGATCGAGCAGCACGGCGAGTCGGCGATCGCCGCGATCGCGGTGGCGACCGGCAAGACGGCAGATCAGATCGGCACGCTGCCGCCTGACCAGACGCTGGCGCTGCTGCAGGCGATCGTCGAGGAGAACCTCGATTTTTTCGTCCGTCGGATTCTCCCGGCGACCAGAAGTCTGGTGGTCGGTCTGCTGTCGCGCCTGGCGACGCTGGCTGGGCGGATGTCTTCCAGCGACTCATCGCTCACGGCCACCGGCGCGCCGACATCCTGAACTACACGATGCGCGAGATCCGGGCTTATCTGGCCGCGATCGACCGTGCCGAAATTGCGGACCAGCGCCGGCGGCTTGCACTGGTCCGGCTGGTGAATCCTGAAGCCGGTAACGCCATCGACGCCATCCTGAAGACGCTGACGTGAATCGAACCCTTCAATACCTGCTGCGTTTTACGGGCGACACTGGCGCTGCCCGTGCCCAGATCGAACAGCTCGACAAGTCGGTCGAGGCGCTCGGTCGCGAGCTCAAGCAGGTCAAACAGGAGGGTAGCGGCGGCCTTGGTCTCGGCGCGCTGTCCAAGGAAGCTCAGGCGTATCTCAACCAGCTCAAGCAACAAGCCGATGCGATCGGCAAGACCCGCAGCGAGCTCGCCGCTCAGAAGGCGGCAATGCTCGGGGTCGCGGATGCGGCGGCGCCGTATATCGCCAAACTGCGTGAGGCTGAGGATGCAACGCGGCGAACTGGTGGGGTGATTTCGTCTTTTCTCACCGGGCTTGGCTCTGCACTGTTGGCCGGACTCGGGGCGCAGTCGATCGTCAGTATCACGCGCGCGTTGATCGACGCACAGTTGGCCAGCGACAAGCTCGCCAGCCAGCTGAAGTATGTTGCCGGTTCCAGCGCCGGAGCCAAGACCGAGCTGGGCTACTTGCGCGATGTTACGCAGCGCCTTGGTCTGGACTTTTCGACGTCGGCCGACGCCTACGCGAAGTTCGCAGCAGCGACCAAGGAAGCGGGAATCTCGTCGGCGACTACGCGTGCCGTTTTCGAAGGCATCGCAAAAGCGTCGATGACGATGGGCCTGTCGGCGGCAGAGACTCAAGGCGCCCTGCTCGCGCTATCGCAGATGGCCAGCAAGTCCGTCGTCAGCGCCGAAGAGTTGCGCGGCCAGCTTGGCGAACGCCTGCCGGGCGCGTTCGCACTTGCTTCCAAGGCGATGGGCGTCACCGAGGCGCAACTCTCCAAGCTGCTCGATACCGGCCAGCTGATGGCCAGCGACTTCTTGCCGAAGTTCGGTGCTGCGCTCAACGCCGAGTTTTCGACGCCGGTCAGGAGCCTGCAGGCCGAGCTCAATCGCCTCAGCAGCGCGATGGACCTGTGGAAGCGTCAGATGGCCGATGCAGATGGTGGACTCTTCAAGCCGCTGACAAACGGGCTGAATGAATCAACCGCGGCGATGAAGGTCCTTGGCCAGGACGCAGGAGTCGTGCATCGCCTGCTCGTTGCCATTGGTGCTTTTCAGGCCGGCGCCTTTGGCGTGGGCAAGTTCGACACGACTCGCCTGCAGGAGCAGGCAATGGCGAAGCTGCAGTCGCTCAAGGCCGAGATTTCCGCCCTGGAAGAGAAACAGTCGAACGACGGCTCTCTGGGGCTGATCGACAGTGCCCGGCTGAAGAGCTATCGCGTCGAACTGGCACGGACGCGGGAGGAGATCAACCAGCTCGCCGTCGCTCAAGGCAAGGAAACCGGTTTCAAGGCGCCGGATCTCGCCGGCGACCTGGCGCGCGAAAAGGCTCAAGCCAAGGCAGCGCTGACGGCGTTCACCGATCAGTACAAGGACAGCACGGCTAAAGCCGCCGAGGAGGTCGCCAAGTACAAGGCGGCTATCCTGCGCGCCGGCACCGACGTTGACCCGCAGGTAATTGCTGCAATCCAGGCGAAATACAACAAGGGCGACGGCGCCGCGGCTTCAGCACAGTTTGCCCAGGTGAAGGCGCAGGCCGAGGCCGAGATGAAGCTGATGCAGCAACAGCTTGCTGCTGCCGGCGACGCCTATCAACGGGCTTACGATCAGCGGCTGATCGGCGTGCGGGACTTTTACGCAACGCAGGCAGCGCTGCAGGATCAGGCGCTGGCGGCGCAGGAGAAAGCGGCGCAGCAGGAGTTGTCTCGGGCGCGCCAGAATCAGGCGAGCGCGGCCGGGGTCGCGGAAGTCAGCAAGCGCACGGCCGAGGTGACGCGGCTTGAGGGTGAGCTGGCGGTCATCACGGCCAAGCGCGGCCAGGTGCAGGCCGACGCCAATGCCAAGACGGCACTCGGCCTGAAGACGCTGAGCGAGCAGCTCGACGCGCTGCGCCTCAAGCTGGCTGAGGCGATGGGCGAAGCGACGCCGGAACAGATCGGCGCTGCCGTTGCGGCGCGTTACAAGGACATCCTGCAACAGGCGAAGATTAACGCTGCGGATCTGCCGGGCGGCGTCGATCTGGTCGAGAAGATGATCGACGTCGAAACCGCCAAGGAGCGCCTGGCGCAAATTCAGGCGGCCTGGACGCGCACGACGAGTGCGCTCAACGCCGAAGAGCAGCGCATCAACATACTGCGAGAAAACGGCCTGGTGGGTGAGATCGACGCGCGCTCGCAGATCCTGCAGCTGCAGCGTGACGCGGCGACGGCTCTGCAGGGCCAGCTGCCGATGCTCGACGAGCTCGCGGCGAAATACCCGCAGCTGGCGACCGAGATCGCCAAGATGAAGAACGAGTGGGTGAATCTCTCTACCGTCACCGATGCATGGACGGCCACCTTCAACAGCTCGGCGAAATCAGCGCTGGCCACGTTCTTTGAAGACGCGACGAATCGCTCAAAGGGATTCGGTCAGGCCGCGCTCAGCGCACTCAACTCGATCCGTTCGGCGATGGTGCGCCTTGCGGCCGAACGCCTCGCCGAAGAGATTTTCAAGGTGTCGAGCAGCAGCAGTGGCCTTGGCCTCTTTGGCTCGCTGCTGGGGGCTCTCGGCTTCGGTGGCTCTACGGCGTCTTCCTCCTCGGCATCTTCGGTGCCGGGCTACGGGGGCTCGGGGCTTGGGAATGGCATCACGCTACGTCACACCGGCGGCCTGATCGGCCTTGGCGGTGGGCTGCGCCGCTCTGGCCTATCGTTCTCGGCGGCGGCCATCGCCGCTGCACCTCGCTTCCACCAAGGGGGCGAGATCGGCGCGAATGAGCGTCTGCTGGTGGGCAAGGTCGGCGAGGAGGTCGTGACAGAGGATGACCCCCGTCATAGCAAGAATGGCGGCGGTAGCAAGCCGGAGATCCACATCCACGAAGCCGCTGGCGCGCGCGTTAGCCAGGTGCAAAGCAGCAGCGATGGAAGTCGCTTCGACGTGTTCCTGGAACAGGTCGATGGCTTCCTCGCGCGCAACCTGGTCAAGGGAAACGGCGCATTCACCGAGGCGCTCGAATCCGTTGGTGCAATCAGCCGCGGTCGATCGATCAGGGGCGGCTGACATGTCACTGCCAATCTGGCCTTCGCTGCTGCCGACGCCGAAGCTGCCAATCGAAATCGAAACGGACGATGCAACGGCGCGCACCGATATGGAGGACGGCGCGGCGATCGTCAGGCGCGTCAAGACGATGATCGTCACGAATTACGCAGCGACTGTCGATTTCACGCGCGAACAGATGCAGATCTTCGAGGCGTGGCATCGCCACTACCTGCACGATGGCGCTGACTGGTTCGATATGCCAGTGGCCTCTGGGTCCGGCATCTATCGAGCCGAAGCTCGCTTCAAGAAGGGGGCGATCAAATCGAAGCTGATCGCCGGCGCCGTGTTTGCGGTGACTTTTGAATTCGAAACCCGTAATCGCCCGGTGCTCAGCAAGGCGGCGCTCGATGCGCTGATCAACCCATGACTTTCTCCTACGACGACGCAACGCGAGAGGCGTACGCAGCGGCTCCGACAGACACGGTTGTGCTCAACACACTGGAGTTTCTGCACCCGACCTTCACCGAGCCGCTGCGCGTGGTCATCAATACTGAGTCGATCACGGGAACGCTCGAAGTCGACGCGCCTGCGGGCGCCGGGCAATCGGTGGTGTTTGTTGCGATCGCCGCGCAGATCGAGTTGCCGGAAGTGGGCTCCGGTAGCCACGAGATGAGCATTCAGATGGACAACGTGTCCGGGCAGATCAATGAGGCGCTCGCCCTGGCCAGCGCCAGCACGATCAAGACGACGGTGGTGTATCGCGGCGCGCGGGTTGTCGACGGCGTTGTCAGCCTCGGCATGCGCTGGGTGCTGACGCTGACCGAAGCCCGCGCCAACGTCTATACGGCAAAAGCAACGACCAGCTTTGGCGATACCGTCAACTGGCCCTTCCCCGGTAAGGATTACACCGCCACCGACTATCCGGGGCTGGCCGAATGATGCACTGGGCGCACGACTATAAAGGCAAGCCGTACCTGCCCGGCGCAATGGGTCCGGACGCCTATAACTGCTGGGGCCTGGCAACGGCCATCGAGCGCGATCACTTCGGGCGCGAGTTGCCTAAGCTGCGCGTTGCGGTCGACGAGCTGCCGCCGCGCGCCCTGATCCGGCTGTTGCGCGAGCATCCGGGCCGCAGCGGGTGGGTCGAGGTGCCGCGGCCGTTCGATGGCGACCTCGTCGCAATGGGCCGGTCATCCGAAGAGGCACATATCGGCGTCTGGGCCGACATCGACGGCGGCGCGGTGGTGCATGCGCTTGCCGGTGCGGGCGTATGCAAGCACAGCCTGCTGCACGTCAAGCTGCACGGCTTCTCGCTCATCCGCTATTACGCCCCAGCCAGCGAGGTGGGCCGGTGGTGATGCACGAAGATCCGGCGCCAGTAGATCCGCTGGCAGATCCGCTGGCAGATCTGCCTTGGCAGCCGTTGCCCAAGCAGGCGACCGTCGTGCATGTGGCAAACGTGCTGCGGCCACGCGAACACAAGTTGACGCTGCTCGATCGGCGCTACCGCCTTGGCGTGTGGCTGAGGCGCAGCGGCCACGACATTGTTGCTCGCCGCACCATTTGCTCGATCAACGGCGAATGGATGCCGCGGGATCAATGGACACGGTACCGGCCGCGCCGCGGCGACCAGATCGTCCTGATCGACAACCCCCACGGCAACGGCGACGGGTCGAACCCGGTGGCTGCCGTGATGATGATCGCGGCCATCTATTTCATGCCGGCCGGGGTCGCTTTCCTCGGGTCGATGGGCATCACAAATGCCGGCGTAGCGCAGGCGTTGTACCTGCTTGGTGCCAACCTGCTCATATCGGCGCTGGCGCCGCCGGCAAAAGCACTCGCTGCATCGAACGCGGCCGAAATGGCGGCGCCAAGCCCGACTTATTCGCTCAGCGGCCAAGGCAACAGCAATCGTCTTGGATCTCCGCGTCCGCGCCACTACGGTCTGTTCAGATTTGCGCCGGCCTACTGCGCCCAGCCGTACGGGGAGTTTTCCGCCAACGAACAGTACCTCTACGAAATCCTTGATGTCGGTCTCGGTCATTACCGCATCGACGGCATCACCATCGAAGATACCGACATCGCTGCATTTGAGGATATCGACTATGAGGTCGTTCCTCCCGGCGGTGCCGTCACGCTCGTTCCGGCCAATGTCCAGTCCAGCGGCGAGGTTGCCGGGCAGGAGCTGGTACAGGGCGCTTGGGTCGGTGGCGGCGTCGGCTTCGTGGCTGTGCTTGCGGACACGTCGGCGACGGAAATCGGCGTCGACATCGTTTGCCCCTATGGCCTCTATCTGCTCAACGACTCGGGCGGCTTTGAAACGCTGTCGGTGCATGTGCGGTTGCAGGCGATCGCGCTCGACGCCATCGGCGCTCCGGTAGGTGATTGGTTCGTTCTCGGCGACATTACACACGCGGCAAGTACGAATACTGCTCAGCGCGTCAGCAAGCGCTGGCCGGTTGCCGCCGGGCGCTATGCTGTTCGCGGCACCCGTATCGATGCCAAGAACACCAGCAATCGCGCCGGCCATGAAGTCACATGGGCCGGTCTGCGCGCCTATTTGCCGACGCCGCTATCGTTCCCCGACAACACGGTCATCGCCATCCGCTCGAAAGCGAGCGGGCAGCTCACTCAAGCCAGCTCGCGCAAGGTCTTCGTGCGCGGCATGGGCATGGTGCCGACCTGGTCGCCGGCAAACGGATGGTCAGCGCCGGTTGCCACACGCGCCATCGCCTGGGCCGCGGCCGATATCCTGATGGCCGATTACGGCAGGGGCGCTGCTGCCGCCAGCATCGATCTGGATAAGCTGTACCAGCTCGACCAGGTGTGGGAGGCGCGCGGAGATCGTTTCGACGCGAGCTTCGACACGCGCAGCACGGTCGCTGAGGCGCTGACGGCTTGCCTGAAGGCCGGTCGGGCTCAGTGGTTTCAGGTTGCCGGCATGTTCTCGTTTGCGCGTGACGAATGGCAGAGCGTCCCGTCGACCACCTTCACGCCGGGCAACATCGTGCGCGGATCGGTCGAAGTCGAGTACGTCATGCCGGGGGACAAGACGTCTGATTTCGTCCGCGCAAAGTACTGGGATACGACCGTTTTCGGCTGGCGGGAAGTGGATTGCAAGATCGACGGCAGCACGTCGACAAAGCCCGCGAGCGTGAGCTACTTCGGCATTGGCGATCGCCAGCACGTATGGCGCGAAGGCGTTACAGACGCGGCGGAAAACGTCTACCGGCGCCGGGTATTAACGTTTCAATCTGAGCTCGAAGGGCGGTTGCTGCTCCCGCTCGATACGATTGCGATCTCTCATCATCTGGTGAACAGGTCGCAGACCGGTGAGGTCGTGGCGATCGGCGCGGACGATGGCAACGGCGGCATGCCGGTCGGTACGACGCTGACGCTCTCGACCGACGTCGAGTTCGTTCCCGGCAACGACCATTATCTGGTGATGGGGACGCTTACCGGCGGCCGCTCTGGCCCGTGGCGGGTGAGCGCCGGCGTGCAGCCGAATGTGGTCAGGCTCGACGAGCCCGTCGCTGGTTTTCAGCCATACGTCGGCGGCGGAAAGCGGCGCTCGCGGTTTTCGTTCGGCATCGGCAGCGAAGTCTATCTGATTGGCAAGGTCGTTCCGCCGCTCAAGCCGAAGGGGAGCAAGGTCGAAATCAAGATGGTCATTGATGACCCTCGCGTGCATTCGGCCGACCAAGTCAATACCGTGCCCCCGCCGGCGGTCGGCTGGGGCTTGCCAAGGGCGTCTGCGCGGCCGGTCCTCAAGTCGATCTTCGTTGCTCAGAACGGCGATCCGGACGCGCCGGTGATATCGGTGTCGTGGGCTGCGGTCGATGGCGCATCGTTTTATGTCGTCGAATGGAGTGACGACGGCGAGGTCTGGAAGCGCGCCGCCGGCGATACGACGGGCACCAACATCACTTTTTCTCCGCCCGCTGGACCGTTGCACGTGCGCGCCTGCGCCGTCGGCAAGGTGGCCGGGCCGTGGGCGACATGGGACGGCATCGCCGGCGAGGTGCCGGCGCCAGGCGCACCGGTGAACGTCGTGCTGGTCGAGCCCTGGCTCGGCTCGCGTGCGCGCTGGAAGTGGCAGGCCGCGACGCGCGCTCGCTACTACGATCTTGAAGTCGTGGCTGCGTCGGTCGTGGTGCGGTCGGCGCGCACGAACAACCTCTATTTCGACTATGACGCCGAAGACATCATCGCCGATGGTGGCCCGTGGCGATCGCTGACGCTGCGGGTGCGTGCTGGTGGTCCGCTCGGTGTGTCCGACTGGGTCACCAGTCCGGCGGTGAATCCTCAAATCGGTGCCTTGAGTGCTATCCGCCTCTCAAGCGGCCATCTGCAGATCATCGCCAGTTACGCGCTGCCGACGGACACCGACTTCGCCGGCGTGATCATGGCCATGTCGCGCACCAGCGGATTCAATCCGGCATTGCTGGCCAATCAGGCATACAAGGGCTACGACCAGGTGATCGTGCTCACCGAGGGGCCTGGCAGCGAGCCATTCGTCAACGGTGATGTCTGGTACGTTCGGATGGCCGGCTTCGACAAGTTCGGCGCTGACGAATTGCAGTGGTCGGTCGAGCACAGTCTGACGATACGGGCGATCACCGCCGACCCGGACTCGATGCTCGATGAGATCAATGGCCTGCTGACGGACGGGAGCGGTAGTCACAAGTTCGAGATCCTCGCCGACCGTTTTGCCATCAAGGCGCCGACCGGGGACAAATTCCCGTTTGCGCTCGTGGATAAAGGCGGCGGCGATTATCAGGCGCTGCTGAACGCCGACGTGCTGATCGGCGGCAACGTCGATATCGCCAACCTGAAAACCGGCACGCTACCAAGCGACGTCATGATGCGGCTGGGGGGCGGCACCATCGAGCTCGACGGCGCCGGCGAGATCCGGGTTTATCGCAATACCGAAGTCAACGCCGACTTCGTTCGCCTGTCGGCGGGAGAGATCAGGTTCATCCGCTACATGGATGGCGCCTTCCGCTCGTACAACTATCTGAGCCGGCTGGAATCCGGGATCGCCGCCAACGGAGACACCGTCGTCATCCCCGGCTATTGGCTCGCCGAGCCGAGGGTGATGGTCTCGCCGGCGAGCCTTGCGCTGTTCAAGGCATCGGCCAAAGATCAGGACCAGTCTATCGAGTGCTCGGCGATCAACCTGACCGAGACCGCTCCGGGATCTGGTCGCTGGCAATTCACCGCCCGCGCGAATCTGAACATCGCTGCGGGGAGCGGTATCTCGGCGATCAATGCGTCATCGGGTGATCTCACGGCATCAACGACCTGGACATCCGGCACCTACGCGACGCCAGGCAATTGCACGGCAATCACGCCGACGGTCAGTCTGTCCTCGATCCGATGGACAGGGTCAGGTGCGACGTATCGGCGCCGGCAGGTCAACTGGAGAGTCCGCTACACCGGGGACGGTGGTGGTGGCGCCTGGCGCACCAAGGACATCGGCCCGGTCATCACCGCAGTGACCGACAGCTACACCTTCAATTTCCCGTCAGCTGGAGCGTATTCGTTCTGGATCGAGTTCTCGGCATCCGACGCAAGCGGCACGTTCTCTGCGCCCGAAGGTGCCGTGGGCACAACGACCGTGACGTTAACCAGCACGAAAAATCATCAGTCGGGCAATTCGATCATCCGGACGATGCCGACCTACACCCCCCCTGATGGCTGGACTGTCACGTCGGTTCAGTGGTCGTACTCGGTCATCTGGTCACTGCTGCCTGGACAGTCAGTGATCTTTCCGACCTTTGTCGCGTCGTTCCAGGACTACAACACGCACCAGGCCGGCCCGCTCACATTCTCGACTGGTTCTTACAACAGCGAAGGGCTCGTGCTGACTCGGTCTTATGAGGAGATTTACGCGATTTTCACGCTGGGGACCGCTGTGCTCACCATTGGTCAATACCTCGGCTACACCACTTCTGGGCAGAACCGCTTCGACGTTGCGTCCTACGGCTACACGGTCGCTGGAGCGAGCGTTTTAGCTGCGGGGACGTTGAACTGGATGGCAACAGGTCGATAGGAGACGGAGGAAAGCTATGCAATCCATTCTCATCATATTGGTGCTTTTTTCAGGCCCGCAGAGTGGCAGCACCATCGCGCAAGTGGCGTTTCAGACGCCCGAGCTGTGTGAAGTCGCGCGCGTTCAGGTCGGCGACGAAGTGTTGGCCGCCCTGCGCCAGAAGCAGATGGACAAGTTCACCGTCAGCCTTGTTTGCACCACCGTCGCTGGCTGACGCGACGGCATCAATTGAAGAACGGTGCGACCCAGTTCGGTGCGCTAACACCGAACCGGGCCACCTCCCGCAGATGTCCCTGCGTTCGGCCAAGGCACCGCCACCGTGCACACGGCGGGCTGAAGCCTACACGCATAGGTTCTAACGTGGAAGAGACACGATTTTTCAGCACCAGCGCCAGTCCGATCATCCCGTGGATGGGGGGCAAGCGGCGGCTCGCCGACAGGCTTATTCCCCTGTTCCCTCCCCATGATTGCTATGTCGAGGTGTTCTGTGGCGGTGGCGCCCTCTACTTCCTGCGCCCGCTGCCGGCGCAGTGCGAGGTGATCAACGACATCAACGGCGAGCTGGTCAATCTTTACCGGGTTGTTCAGCACCACCTTGAGGAGTTCGTCCGGCAATTCAAGTGGGCGCTATCGTCGCGTCAGGTCTTCAAGTGGGCGCAGATGGCGGCCCCGGAAACGCTGACAGATATTCAGCGCGCCGCGCGGTTCTTCTACCTGCAGCATCACGCTTTCGCTGGCAAGGTCTCCGGGCAGAACTTCGGGACGGCGACAACGGCGCCCGCGGTCAATTTGCTGCGGATCGAGGAGAATCTGTCAGCTGCTCACCTGCGGCTGGCCGGTGGCACGACGGTCGAGAATTTGCCGTGGGATGAGTGCGTTCGGCGCTACGATCGGGTGCACACCTTTTTCTACATGGACCCGCCGTACTGGGAGACCGAAGGCTACGGCGTGCCGTTCCTCTGGGAGCAGTACGAAGCGATCGCCGAGGCGATGCGCAGCTGTAAGGGGAAGGTGATGCTGTCGATCAACGACCACCCGGACATCAGAGCGTGCTTCGCCGACTTTCAGATGCACGAGCTAGGTATCAAGTACTCGGTGGCGAACGCTCAAGGCGCCCCGAAGGAGAGCGGCGAACTGGTGATCACGAACTACGAAGCGGGCCTGATGGGCGGCTTGTTTTGA